AACATTCATTACCTTCCTCTTTGACTTTGCGCTTTATATGGATAGTCCTTACAACAGGTCGGGTCATAATCATCTGAATACATTGGGTAATCCAATACAATGGATGAGGTAAATCCATCAGTATGGGCTCCTGGTAATGTTCCGTCAGTCGTTGAGGTCTCATAAGCAGGATACAGATTTTCATTGTTGAATAAATGCTCTCTCAATCTGTTATCAAAAAACTCCGCTCTATCTTTCGCTCCATTCTTAATCATCTTGAAGGTATTGATATCCAAAGGACTACCCTGTTCCGATGACCCTTGAACCAATCCAACATTCATAAACTTAAAGATAAAATCATCCAAGGCGTAGAATAAAGAATATTGAATAACAACATCAACGACATAATCATCCAATAGTGATTTATATACAGAGTTGGAGGGAGAGGAGATATCACCCGTATCCACCAAGTCAATCAGTTTGTTGTAGAGTGAGGTGCCCAATGTTTCTTGGGCATTTATGAGTTGAGATGTTCTGATTGCCTGACGGAGGCTTCCACTATCTACATTCTCCGAGATACTGGTGTAGTCCTTCAATTTGGTTTCACTGATAAAATATACTTGTCCCATATTACCTTTCTAATATATTGTTTTGGATTATTTCTAAATCAACCTGCTCGTCAGGGTTCATCAACTTAATGATTGGATATAAACCAGCAATAAGGTCCTTCTGAATTGGTTTGATTGTCGTATTTAAGAATACATCAAATGCTGTAGCCATTTGGTCTGCCTGAGAAGCAAAACCTGATGATGATGGTAATCCCACCAATGACCCGTCATTTACCTTATGACCCGACAAAATCTGTCTCTGAACACTATCAAAGATTGCTGAGTAATACTGGTCATTTGTAGTAGGGTTCAGTGTAGTAATCTCAGGTCCGTTGTCTGGCTCACTAAACGAGACAATGATTTTTCCAGCCGCTTCAGCCCCCGTGTAAATATCTTGGAGTTTCTTTTTCAATTTTCTTTGCTCCGTCTCACTTGAAGGTTGGGAGTTTCTAAAATTGACCCATAACGATGGAGTGGCCCCATTCTGAATATTTGAGAGGTGGTGGATGGAGATGTCGTGGTTCAACCTTACATCGTTGATAACCGACATATACGATGGTAATCCATAGTAATTGTATCCTGGTGAGTATGACTTGATATGGTAGATTTGTCGGTCCTCATAATTCAATGGGTCCAACTTACTAAACTCAATCACTGAGTTCTTTTTCGTAAAGTCCTCTGAGTAGTAATACTTTTCAGGTTCTTGATAAACAAAGTCGGTCTTACCAACCCTTACATATTTTGATGGGATAAAATACACGGACTTGATACCCTGAGTTCTATCATTAGCCCAAACGCATTCAAGGAATACATTACCACTAACAAGATACTCAAAGGCAATCTTTCTAAAGAGGTCATTGATGTCCTCAGTTTTATTCATCATATATTCACGAGTAAAACCCTGCCCACAGACATTGTCGGTCTTACTACGGAGGCATACATTATGGATTGGACTATAATCCACCATATCGTATAAAAAGTCAAAGAAATCATCTTTGGGTCCCGCTTGAACCCAATCCTTACCATTTGAGACCTTCTCCTCAAACTTGTAGATGTCCTCACTTGAAAAACTAATATTTTCTATCATTGTTCGTATATCTTATATTCATAATTATTACCCTCATAAGTTGGATTTGTTTCCGTTTCAGGAACAACATATCCAAAGGTCTCAATCACCTTATTAAAACTCTTTGAGGGGTCAAGGTTCGTGGTGGAGATTTGCTCGTAAATACTTATCCAATAATCACCTTCAATTAAATGGACATTGGTATCCGTGCTTCCCGTATTACCAACCAAAGATTGAGGACTATCGTAATCAATCTTGATATTAAATATATCAAATCTTGAGGTATAGTCAGCAGTCCAATCCCCAACATAAGGAATAACCCTCCAAGTTTGACCACTCAATTTATGGTAAAACGAGAAAAGATAAGTTGGATTATTCAACTCTTTGTTTCTACTGGCTGGCTCAAAGACCTCATTATTTTCTCCGATGTTCAATACAATCATACTATATAAATATCTTTAGATTATTCTAAATTGGTCCCTAAGGAATACCCGATGGTGATAGTGTCGGGGTCACTGGTGGGGTTGATGTTGGTGATGGGGTTGGAGTTACTGGCACGCACTCACCCAAATTGGTAATAACAACATTACGAGCCCCCGTAATACTGATGGTATTTAGACATCCACAGAAACTCAATCCACCACCAGCGGCTATCGTTGTTGATTGTATATTGTAATAACAATCAGTATAAGTCAAATTGGCCGTTATGCTATCATTATTCACTATTGAATAACTGGTACAACTACAAAGAAAAGTCGGTGAGGGAGTTGGAGTGAGTGTAAGAGTTGCGGTAATACTCGGGCTGGGTGTTGGTGTTGGGGCTGAGGGAACGCAGGCAATAAACTTTTCTTCCAATGTTCCCTCACCTTGTATAATCTCAATGTTGGCATACGGGTCAGAAACATTAGAACAGACGCAGATATCCTCAGTATTACCTGACGCATCTAAGGTGGTCTCCACAATTGTTGGTGATGTATTACAAAGGTAATAACGGACAATCATCGGCTCTGTAGTCCCCGTATTTGTAATTGTCCATTCACTACAATTGATACAATTATAGGTGGCGGTCGGCGTTGGGTTTGGTGTAGGACCAATCAACTCATTACCATAAATCGGTCGGTCTTGACCGATAAAGTTGTTTCTATATTGGGTATTTACCTTTGGAACACTACTCATAATCCTCAATCAATATACCTTCATAGTCCGCTTCCTTTGTATTCCATAACTCAGGGGACACTCCACACTCATCCTCCTCCAAAACACCGATATATGTCCCCACACCATCGTTCTCAGTCGTTTGTAATAGATACGACCTTGATGATGAGAAACACTCTCTAATGTCCTCTAAAAGGGTTCTACCCTCGTCTATGTTATTTACTCTAATAAAATACATTACCACGCAACATAATTCCATTTATCCTCCAAGTAATTCACCACCTGAACTACCTCACTCGGGCTCAACACTCTCTCATATACAATGAACTCCGCCATATTACCCTTCATCGGGTTGGCATATCCACCAAACTCTGTTCTACCTCCAATGGAGATATGGTCCATCTCACTAAACCTATAACTATCACTATAATAAGTTGATGGAGGGTTTCCATTTAAGTCCCCGTCAATCGTAGCATACGGACTACCAGGCTCTTGGGTCTGCCAAGTTAAGAAATATGGACTTTGAGACCAACCTGAGAAACTATTAAATCTCATACCAGGATACGATGGTCTAAAGATGTCCGTATTCTCAAAATACCTACTCTCCAACAATTGAGACCTTCCCGTGTTATTCAAGGCCCAAGGCCATTGTTCTGAGGTTCCGTTGATGACCTCATTTTTCCAAACAACAAACAGAGTATTCCCCGTGATACCCGTATGGGTCGTTCCCAAGGCTCTCTGTAATGCCTGTCTCTCAGTTGATGTAGTGGCTCCACTGAACTCAACAGCATAATTACCACCATAAGTCGTATCAGTAATCAACAATGGTCTCCTCGCTCCACTGGCGGTAATATCATATCCATTACCCGACTTATCATTCACCTGAGACACCAAATTGGCCCCGTCATAAGTCATCTCACTGATATCATTAAAGTCATACCATATCATCAAATCAGATAAAGTATCAGGGGTAAATGGTATCGTAGATGGAGTTGGTGTTGGGGTAGGAGTGGGTGAGGGAGTGGAGGTGAGAGAAGGAGAAGGTGTTGGAGTGGGAGGAACAGGCGCAACAATCTCATTCCCATAAATGGGTCTATCAGGGTCTCCAAAGAGATTGATAAAATCAGTATTACGATACTTTATTCCCATTAAGTATTATTAGTAATTTTCAGTTGAACCCGATGGACTTGGCTCTGGTGTTCCACA